GTGAAATTTGGTTGCGTAAACGCTACCTTATGGATAAAAAATCTCCAGAAGAGATTGCAAAAGAATGTGGGTCAAGCGTAGAAACAATCTACGTATATCTTGCTAAATTCGGACTAAGGAAATCGAAAAGATGAATAAGATACAAAAGATAATTATTGGATTAGGTATTGCTGGTGCAGTAGGATTAACCTATGTTGTAACAGCCTTGAAGGGTTTACCAGAGGCATTTGATTGGGAAGATGATACAGAAAATGGATAATATAGATATCCTAAGATCTCAGTTTCATAGTGAGTGGAATCAGAATGGTGTATATCATGCTAAGAATTTTATTAAAAATTTACCAACTTGGGAAGAAATTATAAAAATTCTTAATAAAGAAATAAGAACCCAAGATAATAACCTATTTACAGAACCAAGCAGTAAAAATTTTGAAATTGTTTACAAGGATATTGTTGCTATGAAAAAATTAAGCTATAGTGATGAGAAACGTAGAGCAAACTCAATGAAGCCAAATTTAAATGACCACTCTATTGAGTCTGATGCTACATTTTTCTTTTCTTTATTCTTTAAAAAAGAAAGACTTCATAAAATAGTTTCTAAATCTTTAATTAATGAAATTAAAAATATGAATAAAAGTTTTGACATAAATACATATTTTGTTTCTTTAAAGATTGCACTTTCTGATAAAGTTGTGGCTTTTGAATCACATAAAGAAAATACATGCGTAATTCAGTTAGCAGGAACAAATATTTGGAATTTAAGAAATAGAGAAAATGGTTTAGAAAAGTCATACTTAGTTGAACCAGGGGACTGTTTATTTTTTAAAGAAAATATTGAGCATGAATTAACTAACGAAGAACCAAGATCTTCTATTGTTGGTAGATTTGAGTTTGGAAAAAGCTATGAGTAATAATTTAAACATTACGGTTGATCAAGTCAATCATCCTGCACACTACACCACAGATCCTTCTGGAGTAGAATGCATAGAGATAACTCGGCATCGTAACTTTAATATTGGTAATGCTTTTAAATATTTGTGGAGAGCTGGACTTAAAGATGAAAGTAAAACTATTCAAGATCTTGAAAAAGCAATCTTTTATATTAAAGATGAAATCAATAGACTAGAGGGCAAATATGTCAACTGAAGAAGATTTAGTAAAACATCTAGATCAGGTAAATACAGTTGTTTCTGAATACCTAAAAGGTAATGATCCAACAATCATATCAAAAGAGTTAGAGATTCCACGTACTCGGGTTGTCACTCTCATTAATGAGTGGAAGGCCATGGCATCAGATAATGCTGCTATTCGTGCTCGTGCTAAAGAAGCACTTGTTGGAGCAGATACTCACTATAGTAAATTAATTTCTAAATCTTATGAAGTTATTGATGAGGCTTCAATGACTAACAATCTTAGTGCTAAAACAGCTGCTATTAAGTTAGTCATGGATATTGAGTCTAAAAGAATTGACATGCTACAAAAAGCTGGCCTTCTTGAAAACAAGGAGCTTGCTGAAGAGGTAGTTGAGATTGAACGTAAACAAGAAGTTTTAGTTGGAATACTTAGAGATATAGCTTCAGAACATCCTGAAGTTCGTGATATTATTATGCAACGCCTTTCGGCTATTGCAAAAGAAGGAGAAGTGATTACAGTTGTCCACAATGTTCAATGATTTTCTTGAGGTATTAAAGGAAAATCATTTTATTGAAAAGCCTGTAGACGCAAAAACTTTTGTTGAGTCTCCAGACTATCTTGGACAGCCACAACTTTCAGATATCCAGTATCAAATTGTAGAAGCAATGAGCCAGATCTATCGCAAAGAAGATCTTATAGATATTATGGGAGATGCTGGAGAAGCATACTTTAATAAATACACCAAGAATGAGATTATTTTGCAACTTGGCAAGGGTAGCGGTAAAGATTTTGTATCAACAGTAGCCTGTGCATATACAGTGTACAAGTTGCTATGTTTAAAAGACCCAGCAGTATACTATGGCAAACCAGCAGGAGATGCTATCGATATTATTAACGTTGCTATTAACGCTCAACAGGCTAAGAATGTTTTCTTTAAAGGTTTTAAATCTAAGATTGAAAGATCCCCTTGGTTTGCTGGAAAGTTTAATGCTAAAGCAGACTCAATTGACTTTGATAAATCTGTAACTGTTTACTCTGGTCACTCAGAGCGTGAGTCACATGAAGGTTTGAACTTGTTTATGGCAGTGCTTGATGAAATTTCTGGTTTTGCATCAGAGGTTGGTACTGGAAATGAACAAGGTAAAACTGCTGAAAATATTTATAAAGCATTTCGTGGTACTGTTGATTCTCGTTTCCCTGATCTTGGTAAAGTAGTTTTGCTTTCATTCCCACGATATCAAGGTGACTTTATTTCTCAAAGATATGAATCAGTTATTGCTGAAAAAGAAACTATTGAGCGCAAACATACATTTATTATGAATGAAGAACTTCCACATGAAGACCCAGGCAATAGGTTTGAAATTTCGTGGGATGAAGATACTATAATTTCATATAAAATTCCAAGAATACTAGCATTTAAAAAACCTACATGGGAAGTAAACCCAACAAGAAAGATTGATGATTTTAAAATTGCATTCTATACAGATCTTGGAGATGCCATGATGCGCTTTGCATGTATGCCAACCTATGCATCTGATGCATTTTTTAAAGATAGAACTAAGCTAGAAAAAGTTATGACTATGAGAAATCCTCTAGACCAGTTTAGAAGGTTTGATGAGTCCTTTACGCCAGACCCAGATAAAACTTACTACATTCATGCTGACCTTGCACAAAAACACGATAAGTGTGCGATAGCAATTGCTCATGTAGACAAATGGGTTAATATCCAGGTAATTAAAGATTATGAGCAAGTTGCACCAATGGTAGTAGTAGATGCAGTTGCATGGTGGGAGCCAAAGGCAGAGGGCCCAGTTAACTTATCTGAAGTAAAACAATGGATTATGAACCTGCGTAGACAAGGTTTTAATCTTGGAATGGTTTCTTTTGACCGTTGGCAATCATTTGATATTCAAAATGAATTGCAAGCAGTAGGAATAAGAACTGAAACTGTTTCTGTTGCTAAAAAACATTATGAAGATTTAGCAATGATGATTTATGAAGAGCGTGTTGCAATGCCTATGATTCCATTATTACTAGAAGAAATGTCTGAGTTAAAAATTATGAAGGGTAATCGTGTTGATCACCCTAGAAAAAAATCTAAAGACTTAGCAGATGCAGTATCTGGTGCAGTGTTTGGTGCTATATCTCATACACCAAAGACTACTAATACAGTTATTGAAGTCCATACTTGGGCTTCATCTACAGCTGAACTTGCAAGAAAACAAAGAGATATGGTAGAATTAGAACCTAAGCAAATGACGGAAGATGTCCGTGATTTCTTGGACAAGTTCAATCTAATATAAATCTGGGTAAAATACTCAGGCATAACTAACAAGGAGAAAGATGAATTCATTTAAAAAAATCGCTCTAGGACTAGCTGCAGCAATGTCTTTTGGCGTACTATCAGCGCTTCCGACAAGTGCTGCTGTAAATGCACCAACTCTAACAATTGATTCGGCAACAGATGCCGTAACAGCTGGTGAAAGTGCAACTGCAGTAGTAACATTGTCATTTATTTCACAAACAACAGCAGATACAGCAACAATTATTTCTGCTATGTTTTCACAGCCAGCAGGTTCAACAAAATCTGCTACCTTATCACTTATTGAAACATCAAGTGCAACAGCATCTATTGCTGGAAATAATGTTTCATCAGATATTAACTCAACAGTTAATACACCTACATATGTAACAGCAAAGTTTTTAGTAACTTTGAATACTCCTGCGGTAGCAGGTACATATGATGCAAGAATTCTTGTTACAAATCCAATCAATGGACCATCAGTATCATGGACAGTTACAGTTAAGCCAGCGGATCTAACTCCTTCTGCTTCAACTACAACTTCAATCCTAAACGCTGGTGAAGTAACTACTGCAACAGCAGATGCTGCAGTTTATGCACCAAAGGCTACTTCTACAGATGCAGCAGCAGTAATTGTTGTTACACCTAAGAATGTAGCAGGTGGTTCTGCAACTGAATCAATCCTTGCAACTGTAACAGGTTCAGGACTTATTGGATACGGTACAAATGCTACAACAATTTCAGCAACTGGTCGTGCATTGGTAATTCCTACAGGAAATCACATTGGTGTATTTGCTGACGGTACAGCAGGAGTATCAACAATTACTCTTACAACACTTACAGGTACAGTTATTGCAACTGAAAAGGTAACATTCTATGGAGATATTGCTTCAATTGTAACAACTCCAATTAAGTCTGTTATTACAGTAG